TTGAGGATGTGGATCCCGAGACGAAGCTCTGGACATTCGGAAACTGCAAGGTCAGCTACAAGACCGTGAACGGGCAGCTCGTCCGCATCCACACCGTCCCCGAATCCGAGTACGTCAATTCCAACTGGATCCTTCCTGTCAGCATCATCTGCGGGGAACGCATGATCCACAACGCCAACAGCAGGTCCGAAAGCAGGATCGAGTTCCACGCTGACAATGATGGCGACGACTGGAACGAGGCACTGGCTGTACCGGGTCCGGAAGAGATGATGATCGAAGCGGAAGAAGAAGCGGAAGCGGATGCTAAGAAGCAGAAGGACCACGAAACGCTGGAAGAGGCGATGAAGTCCCTGACTGAAGTGCAGCGGAGAACAATCGAGCTGTACTACTACACAGAGGGCGGCATCACCGAAGCGGGTGTTGCGGAGATTCTCGGGACCTCGCAGCAGAATGTCCACAAAAACCTGATGGCTGCCATGAAAAAGCTCAGGAAGTTTTTCTGAAAAAGTGGTTGTTAAGACCCGACCCATATCTGGCTTAGTGAGAGGAGCGTGATGAACGCTCCTTTCTACTACACCAGAGCCAATCACTCCAGATCCCGAAAAACGGGAAAAGAAAGATCGGCGCGGTGGGAAAGGAGGATATGACCATGAGGGTAGTTTACATCTGCTCCCCATACAGAGGCGAGGTGGCCAAGAACATAGAGCTGGCGAAGCGAATCAGTCGCAAAGCTGCCCTGGAAGGCTGCCTCGTCCTCTGTCCACATCTCTTATTTACACAATTCCTGGACGACAGGAATGAAGGAGAGCGGGAGATCGGGATCAGGTCCGGGCTGAAGCTGCTGGAAATGGCAGACGAGGTCTGGGTAGCGGAAGGCAGGATTTCATCCGGCATGGCCGGGGAGATCGCAAGAGCCGCCGAGCTGGGAATACCGACAAGGTCGGTCGTGGATCCGGCTGCGGCGGAAGAACATCTATTGAACGCGCTGAAAAGCGGGAAGGAGTAAAACGTGAAGAACTACGAGGAAAAAATGAAGGCACTGGGAATTCTGAAAGCGGCTGTTGAGAGCGTGAACAGCGCCATGGAGGCTATCGACAGTTTCGCAAGCGCCAACGGGCTGCAGGACGCCCATGTCACGATCCCTGAACTGGCGGGCATGGTATCCGCGGAACTTGAAATGAAGCCTGAGTGCGTTTGCGCCGTTCTTGAGACGGCTTTTGAGATGATCACTGATCTCAGGCTGACTGTGGAGGTAGAAGACGATGACGAATGAGGCAATGAAAGAAAAGATTGTGGCTGTCGCCAACCTTCTCGCCGACCTTACTGGAGCCGTGGCTGAGATAGCCGCGGAATTCGGGGAAGTGAAAAGGGTCGAGCCGGAGACAGCAGAAGTAAAGAAGGAAGAGCCGAAGGCTGAAGCGCCCAAGGCCGAAGAGAAGAAGTACACGATGGAGGATGTGAGGAAGGCCCTGGCGGAAAAGTCAGGCGCGGGCTTTACCGATCAGGTCAGGGAACTGCTCCAGAAGCACGGCGCGTCCAAGCTGTCCGGAATTAAAGAAGAAGAGTATGGGGCAATCATGAAGGAGGTACAGGAGATTGGCAGCGCACAGTGAGAAAGGCCCGTCCTCCTCATCGCGCTGGATTCACTGTACACCTTCCGCAAAGCTGTGCGCCGATATGCCTGACCAGGCGTCAGGATTTGCCGAGGAAGGCACGCAGGCGCACGAGCTTTGTGAGTTTCTTCTGAAAAAAGAAATGGGAATAGAGATGGAAGACCCTCGAGGGGGTCTTTCCTACTATAACCAGGAAATGGAAGAGTGCTGCCAGGGCTACAGGGATTATGTCATGGAGCTTTATGAAGAAGCGAAAGAAAAGACAAAAGACCCGGTGCTCCTGGTGGAGCAGAGGATTCAGTACGAGAGGTTCGTGAAAGGCGGATTTGGTACAGCCGACTGCATTCTGATAGCTGATGGGACGCTGAATGTCGTGGATTTCAAGTACGGCATGGGCGTCGAAGTTGACGCAAAAGGCAACTCCCAGATGCGGATTTATGCCGTCGGAGCTTTGGAGATTTTTGATGCTCTCTACGACATCGACCGCGTCCGCATGACCATCTACCAGCCCAGGAAATCCAACATCAGTGTTGATGAAATCAGCAGGGATGAGCTCTATGAATGGGCAGAGACGGTTTTGAAACCGGCAGCGGAAGAGGCCGACCGCGGAGATGGTGAGTTTCATGCCGGCGACTGGTGCCGCTTTTGTAAAGCGAAAAGCATATGCAGGGAGAGGGCAAAGGAAAACCTGCTTCTCGCCGCCTATGATTTCGCTTCGCCTCCGCTCCTGGAGGATGAGGAGATCGTAGCAATACTGGAAAAGGTAGACCGGCTGGTCGCCTGGGCAAATGACGTGAAGGAGTTCGCCCTGCAGGAAGCCGTCGCCGGGAAACAATGGAACGGCTGGAAGGTCGTAGCCGGAAGAAGCATACGCAAGTATGTGAATGAAAAGGAAGTGGCGGAGGTGGTTGAGGCGACAGGCTATGACCCGTACCTGAAGAAGCTGCTTCCGATTACCGACATGGAAAAATTGCTCGGTAAGAAAAAATTTGAAGAAATCCTCGGAAAACTGGTTGTTAAACCCGAGGGTAAACCTTGCTTAGTGAAGGCGGATGATAAACGCCCGCCTATCAACTCTGCCAAAGAAGATTTTAAGGAGGAAAACTAAAATGGCAAAAAACACAAATCCGATGAAGGTCATCACTGGTCCCGACACCCGCTGGTCCTACGCAAACGTGTGGGAACCGAAGAGCATCAACGGCTCTAACCCCAAGTACTCCGTATCTCTACTCATCCCGAAGAGCGACACGGCTACCGTGGAGAAGATCAAGAATGCTATCCAGGCCGCCTACGAGGAAGGCGCCGCCAAGCTGAAGGGCAACGGCAAGACCGTCCCGCCTCTGGCTGCGATCAAGAATCCCCTTCGCGATGGCGATGTCGAGCGTCCGGATGACGAGGCCTGCGCGGGCCACTACTTCGTCAACGCCAACAACCAGACGAAGCCGGGTATCGTGGATGCTGACCGTCAGCCGATCCTGGAGCGCAGCAAAGTGTATTCCGGCGTGTACGGACGCGCTTCCATTTCGTTTTACGCGTTCAATTCGAACGGCAACAAGGGCATCGCGTGTTCCCTCAACAACCTGCAGAAGATCAGGGATGGCGAGCCGCTCGGCGGACACAGCCGCGCTGAGGATGACTTTGCGACGGATGAGGATGACGATTTCCTGAGCTGAACCCCGTTTCCCTTTATACTCAGTCCTGCTCCTTCGGGGGCAGGATTTTGAGTATGGGGGACGGGAGAACATGGAAGAGGTGATTGATATGGTACTCGAATTGCTGGACGGCAACCTGATCTCGCCCCGCAGCATTTTTGATGTCCTGGACGTGGTCGAGGAATCCCTCGGAACGGATGTCCGCCAGTATTTGGAGGACTACGTTGAAGGGGGCGAGCCCGAAGAGGTAAGCATGGACGAACACTATGTGGAAGTCCTGGAGAATGTCGCGGATATCGCGGAAGAGATCCTCCGGCAGAAGAACCGCAAAGAGACGGAATACAATGCCGGGCGGATTATCAACATTGTGAAAAGAGAGGTAGGAAAAATTGGAAAAGAAAGTGTATGACCTCGTTGTAGACGAGGAACTGGAACATGTGGCCCCGCCGCTGGATGATACGGAACTGGAGATCCTTCGGGACGATATCCTGGAACACGGATGTAAGTTTCCGCTGATCGTCTGGGGAGACATTATAGTGGATGGTCATAACCGCTACCGGATCTGCAGGGAAGAAGACATTCCCTTCGGCATCGAAGAGATGGATTTTTCTGATAAGACGGAAGCGAAGCTCTGGATTATCAAGAACCAGCTTGGTCGCAGGAACCTGAAGCCCTTTCAACGCTGCGAAATGATCCTTCCTATGGAGGAAGAGATAAAAGCGGATGCAGAGAAGCGCAGACGGACGCGGATCAGCGCCACCAAGCGCGGAGAGGACATGGTGCCACCGGTTGCACCATCTCCGAAATCCAGGGACATCATGGCTATGATGGCAGGCGTATCGCATACGACGCTGGGCAGGGTGAAGTATATCCTGGCTAATGCAGATGAGGAGACCATCGGCAAGCTGAGACAGGAAGAACTGAAGATCGGTCCGGTCTTTAATGCCCTGACAAGGCCGAAACCGAGCGAAGCGCCTAAAGAAGAACCCAGAGAAGAACAGGCGGAGACGGAAACGGACATCGAGGAAGAACCCTCTGACTTCGAGTCCATCGAAGAGCAGCTTAATTATGCCTTCGATACTTTCATGGGGGATCTGCAATATGCACTTGACTGGTTGTCGGGGGAAACGGCAACTGAGGAGAACGAAGCCCGGATCATGGGCATGATCGATGAACTTATGAAAAAAGCGAAGAACGCTGTAACAAAGAAAATGGAGGAAGAAAAAAATGAGCAGAAGAAATAAGCGCCGCAGCAATCAGTACAGCACCAACACTATTTACCTGGACAGCGCAGTCCTGGAGCGGGACTTTAGCTACCAGCGCCCCGTCCGGATGGAGAAGGTAAACAAGATCGTAGCAGAGTTTGATCCCCTGCAGGTGAACACACTGAAGGTTTCCCTGCGCGACGGCCACTACTATGTCTTTGACGGTTCCCACACTCTGGAGGCACTGAAGATCGTGAAGGCGAAGGAGCACTTCCCGGTCGAGTGCAAGCTGTATAAGGGCCTGACCTATGAGAAGGAAGCGGAGCTTTTCGCTTCTCAGGATGACGGGGCCACCCGCGTCGGAGTTCCCTACAAGATCCGTGCTCTGGCGGCAGCGGGCAAGGATGAGATCACTTCCTTCCTGGAAGCCACCCGTTCCTGTGGTTTTGAGATGAACCCTGGTGAACGCAGCAGCAAGCGCGGCAATATCCTGGCGGTCAGCAAGGCGTATGCCCTTTATAAAACCATGGACGAAGAGACCTACAAGAAGATGCTGAACCTTCTCAAAGCCGCCTGGCACGGCGAATGCTGGTCGGTTTCCCAGAACATGCTCAGCGGCATGGCGCTCCTGCTCAAAACCTTCGGGGACAAAGTGACGGTTGAGCGTTTCAGTAAGAAACTGGGCGGTGTGTCGAACATGGAGGTACAGAGGGAAGCGTCCAAGGCCCAGAACGTGCCTGTCGCTTACCAGTACGCTTTTGCACTGACCCGTATCTACAACCGCGGCGGCGCAAAGGGCACCCTGCCGATCTCCAAGCTGACCATGGCGATGGTGGAGGACTGATGATGAAGAAGGACGGGAAAAAGACTGAAAAGGCGAGGGACGAGAAGAAGCAGAAAGACCTGAAAAGGCTGACTGATAAAATGAAAAAGGAGATCAGGAAAATATGAAAACAGGAAGAAGCCTCGGTGAGGTATTACAGGAATTACAGAGGCAGCAGGCTGAGAAGAGGGACTACATCAGTCCCTCTGTCTCCCTGTCGCTTTGCCCGGACGGGCATACTTTGAACATGGGGGAGAGGGAGTTGGGAACGACAGATCTGTTTCACCGGCAGGTCGCGTCATCCCTCAACATCCCCGCAAAATACTATGACCTGATGCAGGCTGAGAAGCCGGCGCTGCTGGCCGAGAACGTGAACGCCTGGTTCTCCGACCGGGACCAGAACTACATGGTTCGCTCTCTGTCCGGTATTGCCAGGGCATTGCTCTCGGACAGATACAGAAGAATAGACAACCTTGAAGTCGCCGGAGCGGTTCTGCCGCTGTTCGCCGGAGTTGAAGGCATAGAGGTCATGAGCTGCGAAGTGACGGAGCATCGTCTGTATCTGAAGGTGGTAAACCACCGCTTGGAGATGGCCTGTGTCGGTGATCGCGTCCAGGCTGGCGTGATGATAAGCAACAGTGAAGTGGGACTGGGAGCGGTAAGCGTCCAGCCTCTTATCTACACCCTTGCCTGTACCAACGGCATGGTGGTCAATTCTCTCGGCGAGAGGAAGACCCATGTTGGCAGGGCGGCGAAAGGGCTGGAGGATTTCGGTGTGATAAGCGATGAAGCTGCGG